GGCGAAAACACATCCCTAACTGGGTTTTTCAACGGCGAAGATAGCGGCGAAGTAAGCAGCATTACGAGCGGTCTACTCCGAACGACACAGCGCTAGCTTTTCGCAGACAGCGGAATGTGCCGATAGCAGACAACAAAAGCACCGGGTCTTGCGCTGTCAGTTCGCCAAAATCCACATAATTGCCGGTTGAGTCTTTGAACTGAATCAGCACACGCGAAGAAAGCCCCGGAGAGCCGCGAAGGCTTAGCGTGGTCGATTCACCGGCGGCCAAAGTGAAGTCGGACGATGCAAGTTCGGTTATCCCGTCTGCAATGATTGATGTTGTTGCCACGATGTTTTCCTTTTTGGAAAGCCTTAAAGAAAAGCGCCCCCCCAAAAGGAGGCGCTTCACGCTCTGGCCTAGGCTGGAGGGTTGGCCGTAGGCGACAACGCCGGTGAGCTAAGCACAGCAACAGCACTCAAGAGCGCAGCCGATGCGTTAGCAACTGGCGTAATCGTCAAACGGGTGTAGCGCTTCGCGCCCTTGTAGCCGAGTTTTCGGCACTCGTTGTCATCATCGAATTGGAAAGCGGCAAGCGCTTCCGTCCCGATTAAGTCGGCGTCAGCAACTGCCGCCGCGTCCGACAAGTTCGCGGCATCACCTTCTTCAAGCAACACAGTGAACGTGGCGTCAGCGTCGGCAATTGAGCCGGTTGCAATCAGGTACGTAAGGGAGTGATAACCCTTGCGGTCGATGATTTGACCGACTTGCGCGGTGGTGTCTGCGACGGAAACTGGCGAGAGCACGCGTTTCACGTCGATTCGGTTCAGGAGGTCTTTCATGTTTTTCCTTTCTTACGCCGCAGCGATTTTGAAGAGCTTGACAGCCTCGAATTTCGCAATGCCACCACCAACACGGCGACGCGTCAGGAAGCGAACATGCGGGAATGCACCAGCCGGATCGCGGAGCACCGAAACGCCCTTGCGGTCAATTACGTAGTAGGCTTGTTTGAAGTCGCCGAACGCAATCGGGAACGTGTTTGCGCCGATGTCAGGCATGAAGTCGTCAGTAACAACCGGATAGCCCAACAGGGTGCCGACAGCGCCAGCCATAAATGATTCACGGGTCATACCCCAAAGGTAGTTACCCTGTCCGTCTTTCAGCTTGCGAATCGAGCCGAGCGTCGTGTCGTTCATAATGAACGATGCGCCTGCGCGGTATTGACGTTTCAGCGAGTGAACCAAATCAATCAGGTAATCCGATGGATTCGATGCAGCCCAACTAGACGCGTGGCCCGATGCGACATAGCCGACATTGCCCCATGAGGACGAGGAGTTAGCGACGTTGGTGTAGTCGGTCAAACCGCGTGGGCCGTTGATGCCGTTGCCGCTGATGAAGTCGGAGCCTTCCATTTCCGCAAACTCAATACCGATTTCGGTCTCGAGGTCAGAGCCGACATCAATGGTTGCATCTTCCAATGCTTCCGATGTGATGCGTTGCTCAGAAATGTACGTTCCGGGCTTGAATTCCAACTCGACCCAACTTGGCGAAGTGCCGTTGCTAGGCGTGGTGTTTTCACCGCCGCGCGTTGCGCCAGAAGTGCCGGTCGTTTTGACGAGCTTTTTGTAAGTCGCCGAACCGATGTTGATAACGCGAGCAACTTGACGCATTGAACTGTATCGCTGTACGACACGATCAATCCCGGCTTCCATTTCGTGGCCTACGAGGTAGCCACCTTGAGTTGCGGTGCCTACGTTGACCGTTTTGCGTTCGGCTTCCGTCAGCGCCGATTCACCCTTGCGGATGTATTTGGCGTAAACGGCTTTGTAGTCGGCGTATTGGTCGGCGGTCAGTTCCGTAACCGGACGGCCACTTTCCATTGCCGCAGCTTTTGCCGCAAGGTTGAACGATTTCAGCGCGGTTTCGGCTTCGTCGGCTTTTTCAGCAGACATAACCGGGCGTTGCGATTTCAGTGTGAGTTCTTTCAACTCTTTGCTGGTCGCCGACAGCTCGTCATTGATTTTCGCGAGCTTCGCGTCAACCTCTTCCGTGCTTTGGCTTTTGGTGAGCTTTTCGATTCGCTCATCGTTGGTTTTTTTGAAGTCGTCCCACGCTTTACCTTGCGCTTCGACGAGACTTTTGATTTCGGACAAATCCATTTGGATTCCTTTCGATTACTTGGAGAGAACGGCGTTGCGTTGTTTGATCGCAGCCACCAATGCGCCCAATTCGTCAGAATCCCTCTGACCTGTTAGGGACTTGAAACGGCTGATAAAAGCCGTTGCTTGCGCGTTGCTCAATCGGCCTACGTCCCGTAGGAAGGATTCAGCATCGCGCACAGTTTTTATTGCTTCAATGGTTTTCACTTCGTCAGGAAGTGGCGCGCCCGTGAGCGCAGCAAGCGTTCGGCTTGCGGGGAAAAATTCGGTTAGTGATTTAGCTGCGGCGATGATGTTGCTTGACACCATTCGCGGTTCCATTGGGGTGACGGTCAACGTGTCGCGCTTTAGCGGCCATTGAGTAATCTCTCCGCCGCGCTGTCGCATCGTTTTGCCGCGCACTGCCTCACTGGAATTGCCAACAAAACCCGCGTCGATCATTTCGACAAGCAAATCAACGTACTTTGCGCGACGATTCAAGACGCGCTCAACGAAAATCCCGGTGTCGTCTGTCTTGGCTGTTTTCCAATCGACGAATCCGAGCACTTGTGAATCATCCATGCCCGTCGAATCAGGGTCTAGACCGTGCTCAAAATCGACATAAAGCATGCCTAAATCGGTGTAGCCACTCTCGAAACGGGTGTTTTTAGTGAAAAACTCGCCCGCAAGGTCTTTGCCACCGAATAGAACGATGTAGTTGCCGACAACAATGTCGTTTTGCGACTTTGACAGGGCTTTTAAGTGGTTGCTCATAGCTCCCCTTCGGGCGTAAAAAAACCCGCACAGAGCGGGTTTATGGTGTTGTTTTGGCGCTTTTTCACGGGTTGTTTACCGGGCTTACGGGAGTCGCGCCCATTAAACGAGCCGGCAACTTCGCAGATTCGCCGCCCATTGGGTCTAAATCCTCGATCATGCGGATTTCGTCTTGTGTCATCCATGCCGGTGAACCACCAGAGCCGAGCGCCTTAGCGAAATACTCTGATCGGTCTTTTGCTTGCGCGCGCATAAGGCCGTTCGCGTTGAATTTCCAGTAGTAGCCGCTTTTCCGCTCCGCTTCGGTCAATAAATTGACGTCTGCGGACTCTTGAATGCGCGTGTACCAAGGGTCTTTCGTTTGCGCGCGGTCAGCGGTAAACATTGCCTCCGCGCTGGCGTAGGTGCTTGTTTTGTCGCCGCTGTAACCGATAACCAGAGGGATAACACCGAAAAACCGGCATACTTCCTCTATCTGGTGATCACGCGTCTCTAAATGCTGCGCGTCAATTCCCGACATAGAGGTCGATACCCATTTCGCATTGCGATCTAGCACCATCGGAGCGCCGGACATATCCGCTCCCGCTTGTTTTTTGAGCCAATTCACTAAGGCTTCGTGCGACGCTTTGTCGAGCGTGCCGTCAACGGAGTAAACGCCGGATGTTCGGATTCCGTTTGAGTGCAAACTAGCGTGCGAATCTTCCAGCGCGACCGACAATCCGAGCGCTTCACGGACAATACTTAGCGTGTCAACGCCTAGGAAACCGTCCCACGATAGGCCGCGAACGTGCCATATTAGGTTTGACGGAATCTCTTTCTTTACGCCGTCGCCGCCGCGCACGTTGTAAACGATGCTCCAGTCGTCTTTCTGTTCAGCAGTTACGCGCGACGGGTCGAGAATGATTAGTTCAGCGATCTGCCCGCGATAGAAGTTCTTGAAAACGTAGGCGTTGCCCATACAGGCATGAAGCGCAAGCGTTTCACGGAATTCGTAGGACGTTTGCCAGCCGTTCGGCTTGACCGTCAACACATCGTAGAGCGGATGCTCACGCGCGACACGTTTACGCTGTAGCCCGCCCTCGTCATAGTCTTGCATGAGCTTAAACGGCACCTGCGCGACGCCCGTAGCGATGTGCCGCATACAAGCGAGCGCCGCAGATACCCTAAACGCGGTGTTTAAGTTGACCGCCGGGCCTGCTTTCGACTTCACGCCGCCGTTAATAAGCTCTATCCACTTGTCATAG